CATCAGTTGTTACATTGCCAACTACAGATAGATATAATAAATCATCTACAACTTTTAAACTTGAGTATAATACATTTGAACTTAAAACATCGCCAATCAATGCGTTGGCATTAACATTGGTTGCTGTGACTCCAGTCAATTGTGAACCATTACCAACAAAATAATTGCCTGTGATATTGCCTGTGGCGCTGACTATTCCAGCCGTTCTTATATTACCGCCTTGTATGTTACCAGTAACACTTAGATTTGCAAGAGTTCCCACACCTGTGGCTTGAACTCCTGTCAATTGCGAGCCATTACCAATAAAATAATTTGCGGTTGTAATGTTGCCAGTGGCACTTACAAAACCAGTTGAGAATATATTGTTGTTTGTTGTTACATTGCCAACTACAGATAGATATAATAAATCATCTACAACTTTTAAACTTGAGTATAATACATTTGAACTTAAAACATCGCCAATCAATGCGTTGGCATTAACATTGGTTGCAGACACACCTGTTAGTAGCGCACCATTACCAATAAAATAATTGCCAGCAATATTTCCAACAGCACTAATTTTACCGCTAGTTAATATATTTCCTGCTGTGGCATTTCCTGACACTACAACTGAAGTTAATGTACCAACACTGGTAATGTTTGGTTGTGCGGCTGTGGTTACTGTGCCGGCTGTGGTTGCTGTGTTTGCTGTGGTTGCACTACCTGCTGACACAGCATAGGTGGCATTGGCCACTGTGCCTGATACATTTGCTCCGGCTACAGCATTTGCTGTGTTAGCATAAGTGGCTGTGTTGGCTGTGTTAGCAGTAGTTGCTGTGCCAGCAGTGACGGCATAGGTGGCATTGGCCACTGTGCCTGATACATTTGCTCCTGTAACCGAATACGCTGTACCTGCTATGTTGGCATAAGTGGCATTGGCCACCGACCCTACTATATTAGCACCTGGTAGGTTGGTTAAGCCAGCACCTGAACCGATAAATCTACCATCAGTTGTGACATTACCAACAACTGATAGATACAGCAAGTCATCAACAACTTTTAGGCTTGAATACAGCACATTGGAACTTAATGTTGTTCCAGTCAATGCCGCAGCCGCAATATTTGTTGCTGTGATACCAGTTATGAATGCGCCATTGCCAAGTAAATAATTTCCGGAGATATTACCGGCAGTGGTTATATTACCAACGGCAGAAACATATCCTGAACTGATTAAATTATTACCGGTGATGTTGCCACCGGTTATGTTGCCAGTCACTCCCAAGAAGCCACTGGTTATGATATTGCCGGCTATGACGTTGGCTGTGGTTCTAACTGGTCCAGTTAGGCTAACCAAATTGCCTGTATAGGTGGGGAGAAAAGCGGCTACATTAGAATTATTGTAACTGGTGTTGGCCACAATACCTGTGATTAATGCCCCGTTACCCACAAGGTAATCACCATAAATGTATTGGAATGTTCTGTCTGGGGCGCCAAGATCGTAAACGCCCGATGTGCCGGGAACAACCGTGCTATTGGCTTGAATGTTACCAATACCGTTGCCAGCCAGAGTCAACCCTAGATTGGTAACTGTGGTGGTGATCACGTTGCCAGAGATTTTTACCTGACTACCAACTGGGCCGGCGGCCCAAATTTCTGTAAAATTGTCGTTTACTGCGGTAAAGGCATTGCGTAAGGGCTCACCTGTGCCATCATTGGCTGCCGCCCCTACATCTATTATCTGTTGTGTCATAGGTAAACCATATCCTCTGGGGTATTTACCTAAACAGCAGGATCTAGTTTTTGGCTAAATTTCTTTAGACACAAGGCAATGTTGAAAATCTGCCATTTGTATGTGTGCTAGATTGGCCACCCCTAACAATTCACGTACCTCTGCAGTGGTATCTCCCACTACTCTAAAGAAACTGGTCTTGGGATAGTCTTTCATTATGGTCTGTAACTGCCTGACCCAGTTACCCGTAAAAGTAGGATTGGCAGAACTTTTTTTGTAGAATTCTGTGTCAGCGTAGCAGTTGTTAAATCTACCGGTGCGTGTGGGCCCTAGATCAAATCCTATTAGATATATAGCCGTTGCACCATCAATTGCGGCTTGTGATACTGCTACAGGTCCAGAACTGTAGCCAAAGTATTTTTGTGCTATGCGCCTTGACCCAGAATCTGGCAAGGGTTTTCTAGTGTAATGAACATGTGTTTGACCATAGCCTTCGGATTGAATGCGTTCGCTAATGGGAGTGTCAGTACTGATTAAAACATCAGGCACAAATTCACGGTAGATAGCATTACAACCGTAGGTGGTACCCAATGTTTTTAGTTGATTTAAATCCACTGTTTGTCGGCTTACACCGTTACCTAATACAAATGCCGCGGCCATAAAAAATCCTCTCAGTATGTATCTGAGAGGATTGTTGGGGGTTACAAATTAACTTGTAACGCTGGCAATCTGTGCCAATTGGATTGTTGGATTGTCAACAGATGTGGTTCCAGACAATTCACCACCAGAAACTGTAACGTTGCCTTCGTCTGTGAAGAAGTTGGTAACATACTGGTTTTCATTGCTTTGAATGTTCTGACCAAAATTGCTGTTGCTGTAGTTGCCATAAGTCATACCGTTCCAGTCACGTACCCACTTGTTGGTAATGTAACTGGCATACACAGCAGTCGAGTCGCCTACTGAGTACAAGATACTCATGTTACCGGCTGTTGGAGTGGCTGTGTTTGACAACACACATTGGCCAACTGCGTAGGCTGTGCCTGTACCTGCGCCAGCATCCGCTGTGCAAGTAAACACATCTCCAACGGCTGCACCTGCTGGAGCACCACATGCTTGCCAGTTGGTTGTGCCAAGAGAGGCAATTTGGTATGCTTGTCCAACTAGCAGGTCTTCGTCAGCAATAGTTGCACCAGTTGCCGCCACTAGAAACTTGTGTGAACCTTTTTGGCGTATGAGACGACCTGTGTATGAACTTGTGGCTGTTTGCGAATCTGATCCGTCAACAAGTAAAATGTTTACCAATGCGGCAACTTCTGGAAATGTAGCACTTGCTGTGCTAGTAGCAGGTGAACCGCCAACCACACCCAAGAACTGTGTGCTGTCCAAGGTTTGAACTGGTGTATTGTAGGCAGGATTTGTCAACGATCCAAAGTTAGGAAACCCGGCGTCTGTTAAAACAGTTTGATTATAAGTTGTTACTACTGGATCTGATCCAGAAACGGTGGTACCTGCACCAACGTTATTTTTTTGAATTTTAAGAGCTCTTCCCATTTGATTTCTCCTTATAGAAGCCCAATGCGGGTTCTAGCCGCTACGCGGTGGGGTTAATCGCCGCATAAAACACCGTATTGTGTTGACAAGTATTTAGCGAAAATATAAAATAGACTATCGCCACAGCGTAAATATCCCTATGAATCAACAACAAGTAGACTTAATCGAACAAGGCAATCAGTATCGTGCTGACCATGAACCTGAAAAATCACTCCGGTGTTATGCGCAGGTTCTGGTGGAAGATCCAGACAATGCTCCGGCATTTTGCAACTACGGCAATGTCATGCGTGAACTTGGTCACCCAAAACGTGCTATACCTTTTTTACAACATTCTATTTTGTTAGATCCCACTAACATTACTGCACAATTTAATCTAGCAGTGGCCTACCTGTTGTCTGGAGATTACCAACGTGGCTGGACTCAATATGAAACTCGTTGGCAGTTTGAACATCTTGCTGGAACAGAACCCAAGTTTACACAACCTCGCTGGCGTGGAGAAGATATTCGAGACAAGACTATTCTTGTGGTAGGTGAGCAAGGGCACGGAGATTGTATTCAGTTTTCAAGATTTATTTTTAATTTACATGCTATGGGTGCTCAAGTCAAACTACAGGTCACAGACGGATTGATTCCTTTGTTGAATCAAAGTGACATTATCAAACACACTGGAAGATACAACGAGGACATGGGCGAGTTTGATTACTGGGTTCCTATCATGAGCATTCCTACCATACTAGGTATCACCCTAGACAATTTACCAAGGGTACAAAGTTATCTTACTGCCACACCAGCATTGATGAAAGCATGGCAAGATCGGTTAGGACCCAAAAAACGTATGCGTATAGGCGTGAGTTGGAGTGGTCGCAAAGATTCTTGGATACATCAACACAAGAGTGTGCCGTTTCCTGTAATACTTGAAATGATTCAATCAAATCCACAATACGAATGGATTAATTTACAAGTTGATGTTGATCCCGAGGAAGAAGCCGAATTAACCAAAGCAGGAGTTACTGCATATCCCAACAGCATCTCTAGTTTTGCAGATACAGCGGCCTTGCTCATGCACATGGATGTTGTAGTTTCAGTAGATACTGCTATCAGTCATCTTGCTGGCGCCTTGGGCAGACCCACGTGGGTCATGCTGAATCAGTATGGGCAGGATTGGCGCTGGTTACTGAATCGTGATGACTCACCTTGGTATCCAACGGCAAGATTGTTTAGACAACCCGCACGTGGTGACTGGACCAGTGTCACTCAAAAGATCAGTAAATTCCTAAGTTGGTTTAAAGTTTAAGTCAACAAAAAACCTGCCGAAGCAGGTTTCTTGCCTTCCCATCTCGGGGTAGTTTCTCTGATTAGGAGAATGACAAATTACTCACGGCGATCTCGCCTACATAATCGCCCGCATTGCCGAAAGACGATGCAGTATTAGTGAGCTCGATATATCCGTAGCGAGTCATGAATGACACGACTGGTTCGAATGTGCTTGGATCCAACACAACGCCTGAAGACATCAAAGGAATGTATGGGCAGTAGAATGCTGGAGCGTCTGCTTCTGAAGAACCCTTGTAACCAACCAACACTGGTGTTGTGTCACTTGCATAAGAGTCAACGAACACACGCATTGCGCCGTTCAATGTACCAACAAACTTGGTGTTTGTAGGTGCTTCGAATGTGCCTTCTGTAGTGCGAGCAAAAGCAGAAGTAGTTGCAGATTGCAACACTGTCAATGCAGCCGAGCTAACAACAGCATAGTTACCTGCGCCACGACGTGTACGTTGGGCGATCAAGTTAGCAACACGGTTGATCAAAACTGCCAATGCGGCATGTTCGTCACCAACGAATGTAGCGGTACCTGAAACAGTTGCTTGGTTGTATGTAAACTCAGTTGCTGCCAATGAACGCAGACTCAAGAGAATCTCTTGGTCAATTTCAGCAGTAATCTCTTGAGCCAAAGCAGCCATAATTTCTGCTTCAACGTCAATACCGTGCATGGCTTGTGCATCTTGTGCAGATTCAAAAGTCCAACGTGCTTGCAACTTACGTGTACGAGCTTCAACAGCTTGTTTCAAGATTTGCACAGAAATTTGCTTACCGCCAGTACCTTCCATGGTCGCTGTATTGTTACCAGTATAATTGGTAGCAGTAGCAGTGCCTTGTGGAACTGTAGAGTATGCTTGTGCAATCGTAAATGGTGACAATGCTTCTTGACCAGCGGACACGCTTGTGGCGGCTGCTGATGTGTCAGTCAATGACTGTGCGTAACGAACACGCAGAGTGTGAATTTGACCAACTGGGCCTGTCATTGGCTGA